TTCACCATGGGCAAGTGCAGGACAAGGGGTCGATGTTAAAGTTAACTTCAGTTCCGGTGATTCTCTTCCCGGTGAACCATCTCCGGCGACAGTAGATGCGAATAAGGCGGCAGGACTATGACCCGTGTAACAACTGCTGTAATTGCCACTGCACCATCATTGGAGCCGGTGAGCGACTCCATTGACCGAAATACCACCTCAGCATTAGTGGCGTCAGTATCTACTATCATCGGGCAAAATCCGCTCCTTACCACTCAATATCCAAACTGGCAGAATCTTGGATATCAAACTATCTCCCTAAATGGATCAGGCCGACCCCCATATACCGTAGTTGTTGGTAAGTTCGGACTGAGTCCGGCCCAACTTGAAAATGCCGGTATACTAAAGTTCGGGTCAGCCGCTCTTATTATAAAGTTGGTGAATGCCGGAAAAGCAGTTGACAAAGTAATGACACCCAACCTGTTCACTGGAAAGGGCGGTGTGCATTCCCTTCTGGCTCTTGTAAATAGTATATCAGCACAAACTATGGTCATGGTGGCAAACCTTAGGCAGTCTCAGTCAGCACTTGCGTCTGCTGGAGTATTAACTGGGGGAGAAGACCCGACTCAAATATCCGGTCTGGTAATGTCCGGTGCCACAGTTGGTGTTGCTGCCACAGTTGATTTCGTCAAGAACTCCAGGAGGATCTAATGCCCACACTTAACTCATTAGTCGGTAGTGCATCAACTGCCATTTCTTCTGGTTCATACGCGGGCAGTGTGGCAGCACTTGCCACCGGCGGGGTAAGTTCTATTGCTGCTGGAGTGGGCGCCCTTAACTCTTTACCAAAAATTCCATCTCTTCCGGGGTTACCATCTCTTCCAGGGTTACCATCTCTTCCGGGGTTACCAGCATTACCGAGTATTCCCGGTCTTCCGGCGGTCCCATCAATTGATCTGAAAAAAGGAGTAACTGGTGCAGCATTTTCATCAATTTTAAATGGGTGGGGAGAGTTTAAGCCAGGAGTAGTCCAGGATTTAGAAAAAGTGGCAGCCGAGAAGGCAGCGACATTGGCGAAAGCCAATGGATCTCTCTCTGGTGTCGCAGGAGGATCGATGGGTTCTGTGACCGGTGCTGTCAGCGGAGCAGTTAAATCAGTGACAGGCGCCATTAGTGGAGTTGTTTCTAAAGTAACCGGTGTTGCAACATCAGCCGGCTCATTTGCGTCAGGCATCGCCAGCGGAGTAAATGTTATCCCTGGTGGTCAACAAGCCATATCTACCGTAGTCAATAATGCCACTGGCGCCCTTAATAAAATACCAGGAACAGCCGGGATAAGTGCTGCCATTGGAAATCCTACTGCCACTGCTGACCTGTTGGCAAGTGTTAAGGCAAGCGGCAGCACGTTATCAGCCGCGGCTCTAACTGGAAAATTTTCTTTACCAACTCTTCCTAACCTATCTCAGGGTCTACCACAGGGCATGTCAGCATCAGCCATGACAGCATTAACGGCGTCTTTTGGTAGTTCAGGTTTAATTGGGCTACCAGTAACTGCATTTGATACTGCCGCCACCAGGGGAGCCATAGCGGCCGCTATGGGAGGTCAGTTAGGACCGGGCATCCAAGTGCCTAACTACTCTGGCAATCCAGCAACATTCATGAAAATGCCGTCCGATGAGGAAGCCAAGAAGTATAGCGAGAACAAAGAACTCATTGCCCAGGCAACTGATGAGGCGTTTGCTCAGGCCGTGGTGATGCGTAATGCGCTTGCTGCATACGAAAAGGCAAAGAATGAACTCCCTCAGGGAGATGCACAAATTGATGCAGATAAGGCAACTTGGCTTGCGGAAATGGCAAAACTAACTGCCCTTGAGAAGAAGGTTGCTGATTTACGAGCAGCATAAATACCATATGCCTACATTCATTGGATTTTCTACTATCAACGCCAACAAACCGCGTTCAACATATCTTCAACCAGGGCCCGCTGGTGGTACTGGTAGTGTTGTGGCGCCAATAATCTATGGCAAAAAGACCACTCTGGTAGATGAAAAACTGGTCATCCAAGATTTTGTAAATGCGCTAAATATACCGCAGGGACAAAAAGTGGGTAATCCTGCGTATGGAACCACTCTTTGGACGTTTGTGTTTGAACCCAATACTGCTGATGTTCAGTTCCAACTTGAGAATGAGTTGCGCCGTGTGGCAAATCTTGACTCTCGGCTCATTGTAAATTCTATTAATGCTTACCCTCAGGAAAACGGTATTCTACTTGAAGTAGAACTTGCTGTGGCGCCCTTTAATAATGCTCAGTCAGTGAGTATTTTCTTCAACAATTTCGACAACACAGCCTCAATTCAATAACCAAACGGGGTTTTTGGTTTAGTATAAATACTCTATTACAAGAGAATACTATGGCAACATCATCCCGTCAATCCTCATTATTCGGTGTAAATGACTGGAAGGCCATTTACCAGACGTTTCGTGAAGCAGATTTTCGGTCGTATGACTATGAAACGCTGCGTAAGAGTTTCATTGACTATCTTCGCGCTTATTATCCGGAGACATTCAACGACTATATTGAGAGTTCTGAGTTCATTGCCCTACTTGATGTCATGGCATTCATGGGTCAAGGGCTGGCATTTAGAAACGATCTGAACACCCGTGAAAACTTCATTGATACTGCTGAACGCCGAGATTCAGTTGTCAAACTTGCCAATCTTGTAAGTTACACATCCAAGAGAAATCTAGCCGGCCAAGGCTACCTAAAGGTCACCAGCATAAAGACCACACAGAACATCAATGACCTCAATGGATTGAACCTGTCAAATCTTCCTATTCTATGGAACGATCCTGCTAACCCTAACTGGTTGGCACAATATAACACCGTAGTCAACGCCGCACTAACAAATTCTCAGCGTGTTGGACACCCTGGTAACTCAGCGCAACTTCTTGGAATTAAGACCGATGAGTATGCCATAAGCATCCCGTCAACTACACAACCAGTTGTCCCGTTCACATCCTCAATCAACGGCACCACGATGAACTTTGAGTTATGTAGTGTGACCAGTGTAGGAACTGACTATGTGTATGAACTACCACCTGGACCAACTAGCCAGTTCAACATGCTCTATCGCAACGACAAGTTAGGATACGGCAGCCCTAACACCGGCTTCTTCTTCTACTTCAAGCAGGGTCAACTACAGAACTACACGTTCAATCTGGCCCAACAGATTTCCAACCAGGTTGTTGATATTGACATTCAGGGCATCAACAATACTGATACATGGCTATATCAACTTAGTTCTTCAAACGGTGCCCCGACTCTATGGAAGCAAGTTGAGAATGTATATGCCGATGCCTATCTCCAGACAGAATCAAGCATCCGTAGGATCTTCTCTGTAGTTTCCAGATTCAATGATCAGGTAAGTTACACATTTGGTGACGGGGTTTTCTCTGTTATCCCGGTCGGGACCTTCCGAGCGTATGTTCGTGCAGGTAATGCCCTGACTTACACCATTGACCCCACAGAAATGCAGGGCATCAGCGTCAATATTCCATACACAAGTCGCGTTGGACGACAAGAAACGTTGACGATGACCTTGGCGCTTACGTCACCGGTTTCAAACGCCCTTGCTAGAGAATCTATTGCTGATATCAAGCAACGTGCCCCGACTCGTTACTATACACAGAACCGTATGGTCAACGGCGAAGATTACAACAACTTCCCGTATACCCTTTATAGTTCCATTATCAAGAGCAAGGCAGTGAACCGTAGTTCTGTCGGTGTCTCCAGGAACTTTGACTTATTGGATCCTACTGGTAAGTATTCCAGCACCAACTCATTTGCCAATGACGGCGGCATATATCAGAACGGTGCTGACGGAACTGAACTGCTAAGAGTATCAAGCAGTGGGGACATTCGCGCCTTCCTTTCAGATAAACTAACTGTTATCCTCGGTGGTAACAGAGCCACACAATACTATCTACAGAATTTTCCGAGATATAGCATCAACTCTGCATCCGGTGATGGCACCGTATATTGGCAAGGATGCACTGTGGACGCAAATAGTCTAACTGGATATTTCTATAACACCAATATAAGCGGAAACGTCCCGATTGCCACCGGTGTGTTCTCCACGCACAACATCAAGTATCTGACTAAGGGCGCCATGATAAAGTTTGAGGCGCCACCTGGCAAATACTTTGACAAGAATAACCGCCTTGTTTCGGGGATTGCCTCCCCGTCAGACACCACGCTTATTTGGATTACGGTGTTAAATGTAATCGGAGATGGATACAATAATGGCGACGGGGCATTTACCAATGGCACCGGTCCGATCACTCTCAATGGATATGTGCCCACTGGTGCTGTTCTCACCCAAGTTATTCCGTCGTTTGACAATACACTTCCGGATTCCTTGATACAAGAATGTGTGACCAGAATGGAACTTCAACAGAACTTCTCTCTGATATTCAACAACGCTCTGACCATTGCACAAGACCGTTGGAGCATAGATACATATGACGCCACTGGATGGTTCGTAAACTTCCAGGCTAAGTCGGGCACCAATGAATACACCATATATTATCGCAGCCTGGCATATTTCTTTGGTAGTGTGGCAGATACTCGGTTCTCCTTTGAAACCGGTAAACTTGTGTTCGATCCAGTAAGCGGCCGAATTCTGCAGGACTTTGTTAAGGTGCTTACCTCAAATACACAACCAACTTCTAACTATCCACTGAGTGCTGATATCATGGCAAGTATCATTGGTCAGACTGTTGAGGCCGATGGATATGTAAATGACTTTCAGGTTGAGATTGCGAGCATTGATGTCAATGACAGAACCGTGGTGACCAATCCGGATTTCTTTAATGTAATCACCGGATATCAAGTTGGTAATACAAATATTGGTGTGTATACCTTCTTCATAACAATTGAAGATGCCATTAATCTCACCAGAGAACAACTGATTGCTTCTTCCTCAGTTAGTTATCAATACGCCACATCAAATCAAATAGAAGTGGTGAAATATGATTACCCAGTGGGGCAGTTATTCTATGCCTATTCGGATAATAAGTTTTATGCATCAGTGCAGGATCATACCGTGCTTACTCCGTACTATACTTTAGTGGAGCAACCACAATACTCAATGAAGGCGGGTCGGCAGGGTCTGGCGTTCCAGTATAGACATAACTCTAACAACACCACCCGTATTGACCCGGCGACCACGAACATCATTGATTTGTATGTGGTTACGCAAGCATACTATACTGCTTATCGTAATTGGATTCAGGATACAACAAATACGGTGATCAAACCGAATCGCCCAACAATAAACGAGTTGAATCAGGCATATAGCAAAGTGCAGGACTATAAGATGTTGAGTGATTCAGTCATTCTAAATAGTGTGACGTTTAAGCCATTATTCGGTAATAAAGCGGATCCGGCTCTTCGCGCCACTATCAAAGTTATCAAGGCACAAAAGACTGACGCCAGCGACAGCGAAATAAGAAGCGCCACACTGACAGCAATGAATACCTATTTTGACATCAATAACTGGAACTTCGGAGATACTTTTTACTTCTCCGAACTTAGCGCATACCTACACGATCAGGTGGGTGAACTCGTCAGTTCAGTTGTATTGGTACCAAACGATCCTACGATGTCGTTCGGTGATCTGTACGAAATAAAATCGTCTCCATATGAAATATTTGTTAACGGAGCCACAGCATCTAATATTGTTGTGATTGCAGCGTTGACACCGGTCGAACTACAAATAAGATGAGATAAACATGGCACCAAGAATCAGGACATTAAACTTTCTTCCGGATATTTTCAGAACACCGACGAACTCGCAATTCCTACGCGCAACATTGGATCAGGTTGTTGACCAACCTAACATTCAACGAGTTGAAGGATACATAGGTAGCAAGTTGGGATACGGTATTAATGCCAAGGACAAGTATGTAACGGAACCAACTAAGGTTCGCACAGATTATCAACTGGCACCTGGCGTCACCTTCCTGAAAAATAACACTAGCACTGCTCAGGACTTCATCAGTTATCCTGGTATCATTGATGCAATCAAAGTGGAAGGAGGGCTAACCAATGACAACTCACGATTATTCACCGGTGAGTTTTATTCATGGGACTCTTTCACAAATCTTGACAAGATCATAAACTTCAATCAATATTACTGGTTGCCAACTGGTCCGCAGGCCGTGATCATTGATGCTGCCACAGTATATTCCGCCACAGACTACATTGTTGACAGTGTGGTAAATGGGTATAACATTTATTCCGGTACTGGCTCGCATGGAGCAACAAATCCAACTCTTACCCTGTTGCGCGGTGGCACTTACACTTTTGCTGTAAATCAGAATAGTCAGTTCTGGATTCAGGGCGAACCTGGTATTACTGGCTTCTCGCACACACAACCTAATATGCAGACAAGAGATGTATATGGTGTGTCAAACAATGGAGCCGAGACTGGTGTTGTCACCTTTACTGTCCCGAGTAAAACGGCTCAGGACTACTACAACTTTCCAGGAAATAACCTTGTTGATGTGGTATCTACATTAGGATTTGGGCAGGTCAACGGTCGCCGTCTATCTGAGATAGGCGGGAGCTTAGACGGCATCACCTCATTGGATGGGCTGACATTGATGTTCTATAATGGTCTGTCAG